AGAAAGCTGAATCTTTACAGTTTTATCTTGATTGCCTAAAGTATTAAAACCGACTAAGGATAATGTACTTACACCTACATTATTAAATGTAGAAACTCCAGAATAATTAATATTAGTTCCAGAAAGACTTGTAACAAATCCAGCAGAAGATCTTAAACTCTGTAGACCAATAATTGAAGAATCTGGCCCAACAATAGTTACAGTTCCTGTACCAACCGAAAGAATACCTGTAATTCTTGCATCACCATCAACAACAAAATCTGTACCTGCAGCTCCGATTGATATATTTCCAAAAGTAACAAAACCATTAACATTTATTTCTGATACAGTTAGATAAGTAATAACTCCAACTTGACTGTTCAATGTCTGAACAGTTCCCACTCCAGTTACATCAAAGTATGTTGCGAATCCACTATTAACTCTAGAAAGATTAGTATTAGACGTTTCTATATTTAAATCGGTAGCAATACCAGAAGAAATATATGCAACATCTAATCTTGCACTAGAAATTCCTGCAGTAGTTACGATACCACTTGTAGCAAAGAAATCATCTACTCTTGCACTAGAAATTCCTGCAGTGGTTACAATACCGCTCGTAACATATAAGTTATCAATATATCCGAAAGAAATCCCTGCAGTAGTTACGATACCACTTGTAGCAAAGAAATCATCTACTCTTGCACTAGAAATTCCTGCAGTTGTGATTCCTACAGTTGTTACAATACCGCTCGCAACATATAAGTTATCTACTCTTGCACTAGAAATTCCTGCAGTAGTTACAATACCAGAAGTTGCAAAGAAATCATCTACTCTTGCACTAGAAATTCCTGCAGTGGTTACGATACCAGAAGTTGCAAAGAAATTATCTACTCTAGCGCTTGTGATTCCTACAGTTGATGCAATAGCAGAAATAACAGTTGCGTTACTCACACTTAAATTTGTAACAATACCGCTTGTAACAGATAAAGTGTTTATAGCAGCAGTTGTTACGATACCGCTGGCGAGATATAAATTATCGATATATCCGACAGAAATCCCCGCAGTTGTTACAATACCAGAAGTTGCAAAGAAATCATCTACTCTTGCACTAGAAATTCCTGCAGTGGTTACAATACCAGAAGTTGCAAAGAAATTATCTACTCTAGCGCTTGTTATTCCTGCAGTGGTTACGATACCAGAAGTTGCAAAGAAATTATCTACTCTAGCGCTTGTGATTCCTGCAGTGGTTACAATTCCTGATTGTGCAAAGAATAAATTATTAATCGATAATAAATCAACATTTTCTTGGGTAACTACTAAGCTTGTTACGATACCAGAAGTTGCAAATAAGTTATCTACTCTTGCACTAGAAATTCCTGCAGTGGTTACGATACCAGAAGTTGCAAAGAAATTATCTACTCTAGCGCTTGTGATTCCTGCAGTTGTTATGATACCTGAATTAATATTCGCATCACTTAAATTAGATGTTTGTACATTTAAAGTTGTTACAATACCTGATAATGCAAAGAAGTTATCTACTCTAGCGCTTGTTATTCCTGCAGTGGTTACGATACCAGAAGTTGCAAAGAAATTATCTACTCTAGCGCTTGTGATTCCTACAGTGGTTACAATACCGCTAGCGAGATATAAATTATCAATATATCCTACAGAAATTCCTGCAGTAGTTACAATACCAGAAGTTGCAAAGAAATTATCTACTCTAGCGCTTGTGATTCCTGCAGTTGTTATGATACCAGAATTAATATAACCAGTATTAGCTGATAAAGTTGTAGTGTAGAGATTAGTTATAATCCCAGAAGCTACATAAGCATTAGTAATATTAAAACTAGTGGCAATACCACCATTAATATTAGCAAGATCAACGTATTGTGTACTAACGAATAAATTGGTAACAATGCCAACATTAACATAAGCATCATTAATATATGCACTAGTAATTCCGGTTGTAGTTACAATACCGGAGCTTATAAACAAATTATCAATATATGCAGAAGTAATTCCCGCTTCAGCTATGATTGTATGATTACTAACTTCTAGATCATAAAGAGAAGTTTTTCCAGATTCTGGATTTATAAACGTAAAACTTGTTGAAATTGAGCCGTTAACACCAAAATGAATTATTGATAATTGAATACTTGATATTCCAACCGCATCAACTACACAATCAAGATCTATATGATTAGGGTTTTGTACAATTTGACCTACCCTAATATTATCAGTAGAAATTCCAGTGATGAACAAAAGTTCATTTGGATCACCAATGTTACTATCAGTTAACTCACCCTGTCTTACAATAGGAGGTTCGTAAGCAACCGCTAAACTCCTTAAGTTTAGATTACCTGCTATTGCAACGTCTCCTATAGCTATTAATGCTAAAGAACCTGTTGTTGTAGTTCCTATTCCAATAAAAGATTTGTTTACTAATCCTTGGGATACTGTAGCACCAAATCCAGTTCCTACTAAATAATGACCCCCAAGTTTAACTCCATCATGAACAACCAGAACGTCTAGAGTAGTATCTACAGTTACTTCTCCAACCGCTCCCGTAAATACTGTATGTTCTGAAGATGTTCCCCTTCTAAGTTGTACCTGCTTGGTCATAGTACTATACGACTCAAATTACTATTTCTTCTGATGTATTTATCAGAATTAAATGATCACTACATATGTTCTTGGGATTTGGAATGGATTATTAATAGCTAATCCAGAAAGTTCTAGAATATAAATTGTACCAAGCCCAACATAAGTGGATTTTGTGAAGGATTCTAATCCAGAAGAGAATCCAAACAGACTTCCAGATGCAATATCATATATTTTTGTAATTGAATCATCGGCGGATCCAAGAACATTAATTAGACCAGAACCACCTAGTGATGGGATATAGTCAACATCTGGATGGAGAAGTTCACCAGAAAGTGTTATGGTTCCAGAACCTATTTGAGTATATGTAGCAATTTCTGAAGTAATTGCAGATCCACTTACAGTAAATAGTCCTATACCAACAATTGAATATTCAAGTTCTATGGAAGTAGTTGCAGATCCAGAAATTTGAATGAGAAGTGTATTTTCTGGTGGAATGACACCAATGGACTCTCCAGAACCAGATAAAGTAAATAGATTTCCATTTCCAATGTAAGTATTTGTTTCTCTTTCGGAAGAAATTTCTGAAATGAATACTGTTCCAATTCCAATTTCGGAATAAGTAAGTTTAATATCGTTGTATGTTCCCGATAAAGTATAAAGTCCAACTCCAATATCAGTATATACGGAAATTTCAGAAGTAACTGCACTTCCATCAAGATCTAACAGAACAGTATTTTCTGGAGGATTGGCTGTAAAACTTACATGTGCAGAGTCTTGATTATCACATACAATATCTTCATTATCACAAGTATCGTAATCATTATCTACATTGTGCCTTGTAAATCTAAAGGTTCCTCTTGCTGGATAGTTAGGAACATAGAATACAGTCGAATCTCCAGTAAGACTTACAGATCCTAATCCTTCATAACTATTTGTAATTGATTCTTCAATGAATCCATTGATGATGTAAAGAACTTCAGTTTCTGGAGTTTGTGCAGAATATACTTCAAGACTAAATCCAGAAATACTAAAGAGTTGAATATCTTCAGGAGTTTGTGCAGAGAAGGATTCTAGAGCCGTTCCGTAGAATTGAACCGTTCCAAGTCCACGGAAAGACTTAGTTCTCAATATATCGAAACTTCCGTTAACAGATAGTTGTCCAGATCCACTGTAAGCAAAAGTTATTTTTTCAATAATTGGCGAAGTTTGTTGCGATACGAAAATTGTTCCTGAAGTTCCTGGATTATTATCATCTCCATAATAACCATATACTGCAATTTCTCTTGTAGATGCAATTCCGGAAAGTGTTATTATTTCTCCAGAACCATCATAATTACATCTGCTGAAGGATTCATTTCCAGTACCAGATATAAATATAGATCCTTGACCAAATATAACTGGAACCAATCTTCCTTTGCCTGATCCTAACAGTCTTATTGTTCCAATACCAGAGCCAAGATTAAAGTCGCCAATAAGGAATCCATATCTATTGCAATATGTTTTAGCGTCACGAAGATTACCATCTCCATCCGGAGCAAATCCTACTCCAGGAACAGGGCCAAAAGTACCTATACCAGCATAAGACTCTGTATTTCTTTCTACAGCAGTTCCTAAGAATGTGTAGAGAGCTGTATCTTCTGGAGTTTGTGCAGAGAAGGATTCTAGAGCAGTTCCAGAGAAACTATAGAGAATAGTATCTTCAGGAGTTTGTGCAGAGAAGGATTCTAGAGCAGTTCCAGAAAGCGTTAATGTACCTATGCCAACATAAGACTCTGTATTTCTTTCTACAGCAGTTCCTAAGAATGTGTAGAGAGCTGTATCTTCTGGAGTTTGTGCAGAGAAGGATTCTAGAGCAGTTCCAGAGAAACTATAGAGAATAGTATCTTCAGGAGTTTGTGCAGAGAAGGATTCTAGAGCAGTTCCAGAAAGCGTTAATGTACCTATGCCAACATAAGACTCTGTATTTTTCTCTACAGCATATCCAGATAAGTTGATTCCTGTAGTTCCAACACCAATATTTTTCTCAATACCATAGTGTGGAGTATAATCAATATTTGGATGTAATAATTCTCCAGAGAAACTATAAAGAACCGTATCTTCTGGAGTTTGTGCAGAGAAGGATTCTAGAGCAGTTCCTAAGACAAATATTGATCCAAATGGACAAGTAACAACTAGAGGTTCAATTATGAATCCAGCATCATCTGGAATATTGCCGGTTTCTTCTTCGGATATTAAACCAGAATCAATGAAATCAGAAGGTGTTTCACTTACAAATCCAAAATCAGTTGCGTCTTCGCCAGGATCATAACATGATTCTGGATCTGCATTATAAGAGAAAGTAAATCTTTCGGTGAGGACACCATTGAGTTTAATACCTGTTGTTCCAACACCAATATTTTTCTCAATACCATAGTGTGGAGTATAATCAATATTTGGATGTAATAATTCTCCAAATAACTTGATTCCTGTAGTTCCAACACCAATATTTTTTTCAATACCATAGTGTGGAGTATAATCAATATTTGGATGTAATAATTCTCCAGAGAAACTATAAAGAACCGTATCTTCTGGAGTTTGTGCAGAGAAGGATTCTAGAGCAGTTCCTAAGAATGTGTAGAGAGCTGTATCTTCTGGAGTTTGTGCAGAGAAGGATTCTAGAGCAGTTCCTAAGAATGTGTAGAGAGCTGTATCTTCTGGAGTTTGTGCAGAGAAGGATTCTAGAGCAGTTCCAGAAAGCGTTAATGCACCTATGCCAACATAAGACTCTGTATGTGACTCTAAACCAACTCCTAAGAACGTATAGAGAGCTGTATCTTCTGGAGTTTGTGCAGTAAAACTTATAGTTGCAGAACTTTGATTATCGCAAGAAATACCATTACTGTCGCAGGTATCATAAGTATTATCTGCGTTATAATTTACAAATCTAACCGTTCCAAATGGAATTTGTGGATACGAAGTTGGATTATTGATTATTAGTCCGAAATCGTCGAGAGAGGGATATGGTCCTCTGATAGTTGGTGGTTCAGTTATCGACCCGAAATCATCGATCCCACTCAAGCCAGCTTCGGTTATACTTCCCCAATCTAATTGTGGATTATAAATTGAACTTGTATTATATGCCCATGATACTCTTTCCAGTGCTGTGGCCGCAACACTGGCATCCATTCGGAGAGTACCAGAAGCAACATACGGTCGTACTGTTCTTTCTAATCCACTACCTATTTCAAATACAGTACCATTTCCAACCCAGGCAAAAGTAACATTCTCGTCTAGAACTCCAACAGTAAATAATGTTCCAGATCCTGTAAAGTGATGAAGTTGACTTACAGCAGCACTTGTTAATTTTATTTCAAGTGCTCCCATCGGAGTCAATGTTGAATTAACATAAAGATATCCAAAGTCTTCGTATACAGTAGAATCAAAAGTATAAACTTCATCTACAGTTTCATAAGGAGTAGAAGAATCATATAATGTTGGACTATCAGTAAGAGATGAAAAATTTATTGATGTACTATCAAAATGAGGTGCAGAATCAAAAGTCACATCTGTAGATGAAAATTCTGTTGCTGATCCCGGTAAAGGTCGAGTCAAATAAAAATTAGTGGTATAATCTACTACAGATTGTGGTTGTAGGGATAAATCTGCAGCATAATCTATACTTCTTTCAACAGGAGATGTGATACTGCCAAAATCTCCTGTTTCGTAAGTGTTAGTACTTATTATAGAATTATATACATAGATACTCATTTGTAATTTCTACCGACACTTGTAGGTATTCGCAAAAAAGAGGACCGCCATAAAATAGCAATCCTCCCATTCACAATTAAATTATTAAATTTTTTTATTCAAGTATCAATCAAGAGCAACGTTTAGGGTAATCTTGATTTGGTCTCCGTTATTTTGAATTGCGTAAGGACCATTTGTAAATCTTTCAGCATACATTATAGAACTATAAAGAGTTGCGGTATTTAAACCAACAACCGTATTTAATGTTGGATTGATAGAAGGAGTTGTAAAGAATTCATTTGCATTTGGAACAGAGAATACTGTATATACATTAGATGAATGAGTTGTATTTCCAGCTCCAGCTGCAATATATAGGATATCCCCAGCAACTAGTTGGTGACCAGCTGCTGTAATTTTTCCAAAACTAAACTCTACACTTGGATCAGTTGCAACCTGAATGTTGTCAATAAGAGGTTTATCTAAATAAACCACTTTTAATGCCCTATCAACTCCAATAACTTTAGTTCCTGTTTGGACTCCAGCATTTCCCTTAACAAGCATTCCTAAAGTGAGATCATCTACAGTGATATCTGGGTCAATAGTAATATAGGAGTTACCAACGACTCCAATGCATGGATCAACCGCACTTCCCTTGGTAACTGTAGTTCCGATACCAACTGACGCATAGTGAACTTTACCTTGGACAGCGATAGGCATATTATTTGCGCGAGTCACATGATAACCGTAGATATCACCAGCATCTCCAGTAAATGTAAAGGTTTGTTCTGGATATGTAGCGGTTGTACCAGAACCTACTTGATTAATTCTCCAACGCGATCCATTAAGAAGAATTCCAGTTTGTGATGTGTAACTTTGATCATTTCTATTATTTACACAATATGGATAACCTGTATATGGAGCAAATCCATAGGCATTAGTATTACCAATACCATATGGTTCATAATATGCAGTTTCAGAAGGAACATCTGACTCTACTGGAGTCGTGTTACTTGTAAAAAGTTTTAAAACTAGGTTTCTGGGAGACTGGTCAGCAAGACTTGCAGTGTGGTTGTTGTTTGCAACCAAGTATCTGAGTGACTCAAGTTCTCCAATATTTGGAACTAATAGTGCCATTTAAACAACTCCCCTACAGGTTATGATTTTTTAATAACTATCTTTATTTATAATTTTAATTTTAAAGAAACTAAGAAACGATTGATGTTATTTACAGCAATCACATCAAAAGTTAAAATATCTCCAGCAACTACTGCAGTATGCCAACCTATTAAATTATCATCACGAACTTTTCTAGAATTTGTCATCTGTGGATAAGCTGGACCAACTATTGAATGAAAAGTTGGAAATGTGCTATAATTTGATTTTTTTATGTCTAAAGTAAGATCACCCTCTTGATCTGATAAAATCACTAAAGATTCAATAATCCCACTCACATCTAGAGTTAAAGAACCTTTATTTCCAGCAATCATAGAAATAGAACCACTATCAATTACATAATTAATGGTTCTTGTTAAATCTGCAGTTGTCGCAAGAGCTATGATAAAAACATCGTCTCCAGGATTTGGAGCTATAGTAAAAATTATATTATTTGTAGAAACGGTATAATCTTCAATAGGCTCCATTACAAGATTATTTTTTACCACAATCAATTGTTGATCATTGATAGGTACGTAATAATTTGAACTATAATTCAACCCAAATGTATGAGCAACTCCAGTAAATTGAGAGTTTATATTGTCTAGTATTAAATTTCCATACTGAATGGATTTTGTAGGAATTTCATAGTCTACACCAATTCTAAATGGTCCAGGTTCGTTTAAAGTTACTAAGTAATCTGTCATTATGATACCCCTGGTGTTACTAGAACATTTCCTTGAACAGCTCTTGTTTTATAAGAATTTGGAGAAATTAAAATAACATCATAGACATAACGACCCCCTTCAATTGCATCAGTTGCAGTATATCCCATGGAAACGGTAATTTTTCCATTTATTCTATCAGGAAAAGTCAATAGTAATGGATATGCAGTGGAAGAAGTTGGGTGTTTTCTAATTGAAGAAATGCCCGTATACCCAGTCAAATTTAATGGTGCATTATTTGTGTTCCTGATCGTAAAGGTGGCTTGAAAATCAACCCCTTGTTCAAGAACTAAGTTTACATTCCTTGCCGCCATTATAGGAACCCGTTTTCTAAGTATTTATGAGTTGGAGTCTAGTTTAGAAAGAATGAGTCTCATCATATCTTTTATTTCACTTACTTCATTTTTTAATGACTGAATTTCATCTTGTTTTTCAAGTAATAATTTTTTATGTTGCAAATATGACTCATAATCAGATGAGGAACAGTTCAAAACTGCTCCTGATTCAATATCTCTGTAAAGAGAATGGTTATTTTCTATTGGTATCAAATTCATTTTATATTGTTGCTATGGCTCTAAAGTCTCTTATCAATGGTACATATGATGAATTACTTCCTGTCATCAATATTTTAATTTGGAATCCTTGGAACTGTGGTAAATTTTTAACATTATATTCATAAGATCCAAAATCTCCAAGAGCATTTGATGATAAAACATTAGTATCCGACAAACCATTATTAAGTGAAGAATTGATTACATTATTATTAACATCTAGATTAGTATAACCTGGGAATAATTCCCATAAAGGACTTGAATTTTGATCAGACCTAAACAGTCTATACAATACTCTTATATCGTTTGTTGAATGTCTATATGCATCAAATAGTACTTTGAGATTGTCCGAAGATCGTTCTAGAGTAACTATCTTACTTGAATAAATTGCTGCTGTTGGATCAGAGGATGATGTATTTACCCTGAAATCTGATGCATAGTTTGTAACTTTAGAATTAATTCTGTTTCCCGTAGTAATCAAATTAACTCTATCCAAATCTATAACTGGCGAAACCAAAGAATTATTGGTTATCATATCAATTTCTAAAGTAAATGATTTTGAACCAGGGAAATTGGATAGGTATGCAGTTTCATTCACTTTTGAAGCAATAATTCTTGGAGAATCAAAATAATTTGTTTCATTTATAGCTACAGTTTCAAATCCTTGATCTAAGAAAGAAGTTAAGGAGGAATCTGGAGTAGATCCAGAGAATGTTCTTGCTCTAGCAGAAATTGAAGTTCCTGATGGTAACATCAATTGAATATTTGGCCTAATTGCATTAAATGGAATATTTTGGGTAGCTTTTGGACTTCTTCTAGAATTAATTAAAGGAACAGTATCGTAGGAACCACAAGACCTACTAGAAGCGAAATACAATTCTGGGAAAGAATTTGGATTTGAAGAAGATCTATCAGTAATTGCTACACCAGCTATTCCGCCATTGTTTATCTTAATATAATAGTAATCAAGATCATTTGGATATTTAGATTGATCTGCATCAGCTAAATTATGAGTTTTATTTATTCTGTTCAATGAAACTCCAGATAGTTCATATTTGTAAACTAGATTTCCACTGGAATAAGATCCAGAAATAGTTCCTCCAACATTTCTCTGAATTCCAATAAGCGAACTTGTTGATGTAACAACTCCAGTATATCTGATGATTTCATCTTCTACTAAAATATATCCAGGATTTAAATTACTTACAACAATATTTTCAAAAGTTGTAAGTATTCCAACGGAACTTACTACAATTGCGTCAGTTGAAGATGGTGAGATTGTAGAAGTCAATGTAACAGGTCTTACATCGGGTTCAATTCCGCTTAATGTTACATAATCATTATCAGAATACATACCATGATTATTATGAGAAACCCTGAAGTGAAGCCCGTCAGATTTCACATTTGAATATCTTACTGTAGCTCCAGATAAATTAGTTGTACCAGCACTTCCAACATAATATAATGAATCTGTGGAATTTTCATTTATATTACCTTGAACACGATCTAATACTAAAGAGTTGAATGCAGATATTATACCAATATTGTTAGGAATTGTAAGAATTAAATTCTTACCTCTATTATCAGTATCAGAAAAATCAATTGTTAAAGCATCTCCATAAGAATATCCAGTTCCTCCAATAGAAACTGTAGCAGCTACAGCAACTCCACCATTAATTGTTAGATTTACTTTTGCTCCAACACCATCTCCACTTAAAGCCACAACATCTACATTTGAATAAGTTCTAGAAGATGAAGTAAACGCTGTTCCAACATTTGTAATTGCTAATGTACTTCCTATCCCAATGGCTCCACTAAGATTTTTAATTTTAGATGTGAATTTTGTATTATTATTTTGTAAAATTGTTATTCCTGGAACCAAAGCAGTTTGTTCTGCAGAAGTAAGACTTCTTGCAATACCAACTACTATAGATCTGGAAATAGTGTCAAGTGGATTTGGTCTTAAAGTTGCAATTTGTCTATTTCCAATGTTTAACTCTGGATTATAGAATCTTATTGTTGAAGTTCCTCTATAAAACTCACTTCTATAGATTGTTAACTTAAGATCTTCAAGTTGACTTGGATCCCAAGTAGCTCCATTTTGAGATTTAAATAGAGATCCCAACAATGGTTGTTGAGAAACTACAACTCTCTCAGACTCAACTCTATTAATAGTTGTAATATCCTGTTCGCCCATTCGGGAAATCCAAACAGTATATTCATCTGAAGCTGAAAGTAAAACAACACAATATGCTTGACCACCTTCACAATAAACTGGAGATGGGAACGTAAATGTGGTTGGAGTCAAACCATCAGCAGAAATATTTACCTGAGCTGGATCAAGTATTACTTCCCCAAAAGGAAGAATTTCTTGCGTAGGCAAACCAGTCTGCATCGTTCTGACTTGTATTGTGACAGGTAAGTTTCTCTGATCTTTAGTTCTGAAAAATATGTCCACTTTTGAAATAAAAATACCAGGTCTATCAGTAACTTCAAATGATTGAGCTAATGGATCAACCCATCTAGTTTGTCTTACTGTCCTATCTGTAAATGAAGTAGATGCAACTGTATTAGTTTCACTTTCCCTCGTAGTTCTGGATTCAGTTCTTGGTACTCTTTCAATGGTTGCATTTCTAATTCTAAGAGTAGATTCTTCAACATTATTAATAGTTCCTGCTGCTGTATAAGTTGCTTCTCCAGTACTTTCACTTGTACCACCAACGGTTCTATTCTGTTCGCTTGTAGTTAGTACAAAAGTTTTTGTGCCTGTTTCAAAGGAAGGCGTAGATGGTAGAGTTGAATCAGGAATATAGAAAGATCCAATAAGAGTTCCAGCCTCATCACTAACAAGTCTTAAATTACTAACTCTAGCAATAGCGCCACTTGTTTCACCGCGAAGTTGCATTCCATTTACAATATAACCATAAAATCCAGATGCAGCTTGCAATTCTAAACTTGCAGTATCTACATTAAGTAAAGAAGAAGTGCTGGAATACGAAGTTGGAATGGTTTCACTAATGTTATATGGATTTGTTACGAATATTTGTGTTGGGTTATTATATGGTCCATACTTATGATTCAACTTAGCTAATCTAAATCTTATAGAAACAGTACCTAAAGTTCCTGAAACTGTTTCTCCTAGAGAAAAAGTTCCACTTTGCATTTGTATTTCTACTAATTTTGGAGTTATGTAATTTGTTATCGCTACATTATCAAAGAATGCATATAATCTAGTTCTTGGTTTTAATCTTCTACCAATAAATTCTATATTTCTAGAACGCATTCTATGAATAATATCTGTTGATACTACTCTATCTCCAAGATTGGTGGTATCAATTCGTTGACCAACCCTATATTGAATTCCCTGTCTACTTTGATTTGAAGTAGTTAAAGTGGTTACATTATTAAAATTGATAAAATTATCTCTTAGTGTTGTTGCAGTAGTAATTGGAATACCTCTTCCATGTTGAAAAGATCCTGTGGTAGTAGTACTGGATCTAGTGTCAGTTCCGGTTTGAATTCTACCTATAAATGCAGTATTTGTTGTAGTTGTACCCGTCCAACTAGTTTCCCAAGATGCCCAATCGGTCGGAGAAAGACCTGTATTTGTATCTACTCCAAGTTGTTGAACTGCGCTGCTATAACTACCTTCCAAATCTATATCTCTTCTACTTCTTCTTGTTTCAATCCAAGTATCTGTTGCAGGATTTAGTTCAATTACACCAATCCAGTTAACTACATTAAACGGATTTACATTTTCAGATTTGGTAGCAAACCTATTTTGCAACCAAACAACGTCGGTATATTTTAAACAAACAACGTCTCCCACTTTAACTGAATTTGGTGATCCTAAATCACTAACAAATCTCAAATCTGCATTTGGATTAGAAGTATTTGCGGTCCCCACAACTGCTTCAGATCCAAGTAATAAATCTATAGAACTTGTATAATGTTGAGGTCTCACCACACCTTCAGTAGTATCTATACTACATCTATGAAGAGGGTCTCCTAAAGATCCGGAAAGATTAGATTTAAAATTATCTACCAAAAATCCAGATTTAAATCTATCTAGTCCTGTAGTAGCATCTCTTATGACTAAGTTTCTTGTTTCACTTTCCAAAAGACTTAATGAACTATAATATTCTACATTTTTTAATCTATCTTCCAATAGAGATATATCTTTCATTCTATATCTCTTGTGACTTACTAACTTAATTTTAATTTGTTCAATATTATAAACATATGGAGGTAGAGTTATTGTAGCAACTTCCATACTTCCATCAACTGGATCTGGAGTTACTGGTGTTACAGAAGGGACTCCTTTTGTTAATACAAATTGTCCCGTTCTATCTATATAAAGCCTATCAATTCTACCTAGATAATACTTATAAGATAAATTTAAATTTTTATTTTTAGCTAAAATATATGAAGAAGAGTTTGTGGGATTAGAAAAAGTTCTAGCACTCCACTCAAAAGGAGAAAAAGTAGCCGTAATTGGATTGTATGGGATAACTCTTGGACGTAAATCAATCAAATCTGTGGTATTATTCCCATCAAAAACTATCGTATCATTTGTAAACCTATTACTATCATACGAATTTGCTACGACTAAATCACCTTCATCAGAGGGATTAATATAATAATAATTATATACTATTTTTAATTTCTTAGATGGAGAAGTTGCCGAAGATTTTCTTTCAATATAAGAATAATTTATGATGTCTTTTTCTTGACCAGAATTAAATTCAAAATCATTTGCAATATTTCTATCTCCTTCTATTGCATAGTCAACGTTTGCAGTTAAGTTTGATTCTAAAAATGTTACTCTTTCATCTTTTATAAAAGTATTTTCATTAACATAAACAAAGTCAACGCGATTACTACCATTATTTAAAACCAACATTGCCCTAGCATTACTAGAGGATCCATATATAATTTCACCAGTTACTGTATTTAAAATATTGGTATTTAAATTTTTTATTTGTAATTTAGGTAGATCTGGTTCATTTGTATCGTTAGATTCAAAAATACCAATAATTTCTGTTGCATCTGGTACTTGTAGAGAAATTTTATCATCCTGCACTCTTGTACCGTAAATGGGACTGTAGGTTAACCCATCATTTAAAGAAGTGTTTCCTACTCCAGAAGCAACTAATGAAGATCTACTAATATCTAAAATTCCAGCCCTTTTATGAATTTTTCTTCTTGGTTTTAAATTTTGTTTTTTGAGTGTCGCTATTAATGTTGCAGATCCACTAGCCACACTTAAGTCAACAAAAGTTACAGTTCTGCCAGCAGTAATTGTGAATTTAGTTTCATCTAATGGTTCAATTGTACCATTAGCATAAACTATTGTATAATCTTCTTCATCAAAAGGTTCCGCCGTTATAGTAGTATCCGATTCTAAAGTTATAGTAAAACTGTTTGATGATATTGTTACTGGATATGATTTTCTAAAAATTAAATTTCCAGAACTAAGATCTACTGATGATATATTTCTATGCTCTAATCTTTCATACAAGTAAGCTTCTCTAGAATTTAATATTCTTGAAACTACTTTAAAAACTTCATTAGAGGTTATCTGACCAGTTGGAAGAGTTCCAGAACAAACATTAACAACATTAGTGGTTGCTTCAACTATTATAGACCTAGATGAAGCATTTACAGTAGTTACTCTATTGTATGTTGGTAAAATTTCACCGGGTTTAGTGTAAGAAATTATATCTCCGGTTTGAATTCCTATACCAAAATTTATATTGGAAGTTGTGATGGTACTTATTCCAGAATTAGCTGTAGATATAGTAAATCCAGAGGTTACTGGTGCTAATAAAATATTTTGATTTAAAATTGGGTCTGCAGTAAATATATTACCAGATAATCCAGTGCCAGCTATCTGATGCACATCGGATATTGAATAATCATTTACTTTACTAATAATCCTGGTGTTTTCTACACGATTTATTATTATAGCTTCTTGTAGTGAAAACTTTCCAGTAGTTTGATAAAGAACTAATTCATTAGTATTTGAGGCATTTTTAGCTAAAAATCCTGTTGCTCCACTATTTTTACCTTCAATATATGCAGGTGTAGACAGAGTAATGGTTGTGTTTAAATTTAAGTATGTATAAGTTTGAATATCATACAAAACTGTTTCAAAAACTGATCCATTATTAGTATATGAAGAATTTTTAAGTTTTAAATCATAAATTCTTGCTACACCAACTTGAATTCCAGAAGCTGTCCCTTGAGTACTAGTACGATTTGAAAATAATCTTACTTGACTTGTAGTACCAAAACCAACATTAGTGGTTCCAAATACATTATTTAATTCTAATTGATTTCCTAAATTTATAGTTATCGAAGTATTGTCATTTGAAGCCGTAGTTCTGGGTTTATCAACATCTAAGTTAATTGTACTAATAGTTTCTACTTCATATCCCCTAACGTAGGCTTTACCTGGAGATATTTGTAAATTAAACAGATCATCACTTGGAATATTCCCTTGTGTAGTTAGTTGAGTAAAATTAAATACTCCGTTATTACCAATTCCATTGTTTAGTGCTTCTTTAGCTGCGACCGCAAATGGTTTTATATAATAATCTCCAGATTCATCATATGTTCTTCTAGCTAATATATCAGTAATTAACTTGTCTAATTCTACTTTTTTTACAAATCTAGATAAAAATCCATTTTCAACTCGCATCAGTTCTATAAAACTTTCATCATTAAAATCATTTAACGATTTTTTAGCCAAATTTACAGATATTTTTAATCTATCCGCTCCAGGAGCAGCAAAATTAGAGAACCCTCTAGCATTATCAAAAAGATCTTGATTATTTTGTGATGCTACTGATATTTGTTCATTAATATTAAGTCCTATACGATAAGAAGGTGTATTACTATACTGATCTAATATTAAAGTTTCTGCGAAAACATCTACAAAAAATCCTCTGATAAAATAAACTCCCGTCTCTATTTTGGCTGCAGATCCAATGGTTGAAGAATTATTAATGATACATGTAGCAAAAGTTGAATCTTGTCTTATACTGCCAAGACCATAATCAATAGTTTCAATTGATACTAAATCTTCACCATTTTGAAATACTGAAGTTGAAAAGCTTCCTTCTCCAGAACTTTGATATTTTATGTACAAAGTATAATTATTATTTTCTGATTCAGAATCTGTTATTATTTTTTCTACTTTTGCTGTTACGCCACTAGTAGCTCCTTTTATTTGTTTACCGGTAAAAAACGAAATATAAGTTGATACGGGAAGTCCTAGATGACTTGGATCTATCTGAACAGAAGTATATTGAGAATCGTAAGCAATGTTTCCCGGAATAACAACCGCACCTTCTTTGAGAAAATGTTTTCCAAATTTTTCAACCTGATCTTGTAAGATAGTTTGTAAAGTTGTTAACTCTCTTGCTTGTATGGGAGTTCCTGGCTTAAATAATACCTTTTGATAATTCTTTTTTGAATCAAAGTCATCAAAATATGGAGATGTGTTAAGATTGGTATTTTGTGCCATTTTATTTTAGAACTCCAGTATAACTTTGATATCTTCCTTTTGATTTGCAGATCTTGGAATTGGGGCCCTGTTATCTATGTATA